AAAACAAAATTATTTGTGAAAATTATCCCGAATTATTTGTAATCGTGAAAATTATCCTGTATATTTGCCGTTGTAATTAACAAACAATGCACAAATATAATGGAAAATTCTAAACATACATTTACGGAGTGGTGGAAGACACTCTCACCCGCCGAACGAGATGAAACGGCGATAGAACTATCGCAAAAATGCAACACCGCACTCAACACAGTACTCGTGTGGGGGTTAGGATACCGAAAACCAAAAGCACGCTCGCAAGATATTATTGTAAGCTACTTCCAGACAAAGGGAATTAGAACCGACAGTAAAACACTATTCCCCGCTTAGCCATGGAACTCCAAGAACTAAAACAAGAGATAATGGAGGTAGCCACGATAGGCGCGCTGGCTCTGCTTAGGCAACAAAACCCCGCTTTCGACGAGGTAAAGCTCAAAGAGGCATACCTGATAGCCGGAAGTCAACGGTGGCTCAGACACCATATACGCAAAGGAAACATAAAACCAATTAGGCGCGGAACAGCAAAAAACTCGCCCGTCTATTACAGCCGATTAGAGATAGCGGCACTGAAAAAAGCTGAACGAGAATTATACTTTAACAATGAAAAGAACCGAAAGAAATAGAGCCTACTACCGATTAGATGCCGAAACGGCACTACGCGAACGCTGCTTCAAGCTCGTGGTAGATATAATGCGAATCATGCCAAAAGCCTTCGACGGAGAGATGAAGGTGCTCGACTTCGTGAACATCATACACGCCTTTATAAAGGATATGCTGAAAAACGATATAAACGCCTTGCCCTCAGACCTAACGCAAGGCATAATCAAAAAATATAAAGAGAAGTACATAGACCCCTTCGAGGATTTAACATAACAAACATTTTTTTACTATGGAAATACAAGTGAAAGTAACAGTTGACTTAGGCGAAAGGACAGTAGCCTTGTTAACAGGCGCAGAAAAACAGACCTGCACCAAAGTAGAACCCGCTAAGGTCGAGACTCCCAAAGCCGAACCCGCAAAGGTCGAGACTCCCAAAGCGCAACCTGCAAAGGTTGAGACCCCCAAAGCCGAACCCGCCGAGACACGTACACGTCGCACAAAAACCGACGAGCGCATAGAAGGCTGGGACGACATGGACGACGATGCCAAATTAGAAGCCATCAAAGCCGAAGTGACCCGACACACCAAGAAAGGCAAGAGCGCAGACATCAAGCAGATACTCGCTCAGTTCGATGCCGGACGTGCCTCAGAGCTTCTGCCCGATGACTACGATGCGTTTTTCGATGCCATAGCCCGATACGGCAAAGGCGAGAAATTAGAAGAGATATTCCCCGAAAGCCTTGAGTAATGGAACCGAAACATGCCATACTAAGTCCGTCGGCAGCGTACAGGTGGTTAGCCTGTACGCCGTCCGCACGCTTCGAGGAGCAACTACCCGAAGAGGAGAGCCTCTATGCCGCTGAAGGAACGCTGGCGCACCAGCTGGCAGCTATTACGCTAACCGCCCGAGCAGGATTGCGCAACGGCAACCGCGTAGAGTGGGCTAACGTAGTACGCCCCATAACCACCGACCCGCTATTCAGCGAAGAGATGTTAGAGCACTGCGAGGAGTACGCCCAATTCGTCCGCGACAAAGGCGGGCAGATACTCGTCGAGCACACCTACGACCTTAGCGAGTACATACCCCTGTCGTTCGGCACCGCCGATGCCACGAACATCACCGACAAGGCGATACACGTCACCGACTTCAAGTACGGCGCGGGCGTTCGTGTCGCAGCCACCGAAAACCGACAGATGATGTGTTACGGTCTGGGAGCATACGAAGCCGCCATAGAGCGCGGACACGAACCCAAAACGGTTAGCCTCTCGATATTCCAACCCCGCGCAGGCGGAACGTCATCGTGGGATATATCAGTCGCCGACCTGTTAGAGTGGGCTGAGAGCGAACTGAAACCCCGAGCAAAGTTAGCAATCGCAGGTATAGGCGACTTCGTACCGGGCGACCACTGCCAATTCTGCAAAGCCCGCACATGTTGCAAAGCCTATTACAACCGCTTCGCCGACCTTAAAAACATCCACGACAAACGCGAGATGACCCCCGCCGACCTTGCCGCCGTGCTTACCTACGGCGCAATGGTCTCGTCGTGGGTCAAGAAGGTCGAGGAAGAGAGCATAGCGCGGCTATCGAAGGGAGAGACAATACCGGGCTTTAAGTTGGTAGCAGGGCGCGGTCGTCGCTCGTTCCGCAACGAAGACGACGTAGTTGATATACTGCTCGGCGCAGGCTACGAAAGCGACCAAATTTTTGAGTCGAAACTAACAAGCCTTACCGCCATTGAGAAAATGTTAGGAGCAAAACAGTTTAAAGCGCTGTTCGAAGACCAGATAGTAAACATCCCTGGCAGCGCCCAAATAGCCCCAGAGGACGACAAACGGCAAGCTATCGGAGCTTCGGCGGCGGATGAGTTTGATTAAGGAGAAAATAACATGATACTTAAAGAAACACCCGCCAACGAGCTAAGCGGAGGAAGACAGAAAAGAATTAAAGCAATAATCGACGAAACGGCTACAAAATTAGCCGCCGAAGGCGCAGGGTACTTCATAGGAGCTATCGACTTGCAACCTAAAGAGCCAGACGGCGTAACGCTATTCACCCGCGCCGAAGTGGCTATCAAAGACCTGTGCCTTATACTAATCTCAGGGCTTTCCAACCCCGAAGATTTTAAAGCTCTAAGCAAAGCTATGGGACACCTATCGTTAGCAATAATCGAGGAGGAGAAACGATGCGAACAGGAACGTACATAATGAAACTCTTTAACTACTCCGACCAATTCGACACTCACCGAGTGAAAGTCGAGATTATCGGCGAAAGCGCAAAGAGCTATCATGTAAAGCTATTAGAACGCGGTCCGCAGGGACAACACGTAGGAACAACCTACTGGGCGCGTAAAAGAAACGTAATTAATATTAACCGCGCAGTCGAACAGCAAAACGTCCGACTGCCATATAAAGACTAACAAAAATGGCAAAAAAAAGAGAAAGAAACCCGCTAAAAGTCGTAACAGGCATGCACCGCGTGAGTTACGTACATATCAAAGAGCCGTCGAGCTTCGAGAATGACGGCGAAAAGAAGTACAGCTGCACTTTTCTAATACCGAAAGACCACCCAGACGTACAACGTATCGAGGCTGCTATGAAAGCCGCCTACGATGCAAACAAAGAGAGCCTATTTAAAGGCTTACCCCGAACCAGCCCAAAGATGTGGAACCCGCTACGCGACGGTAACGAATGGTACGAAGAGCGCCCCGAAGCCGAAGAGTACAAAGACCACTTCTTTTTAAAAGCCTCGTCGAAAATACAACCAGCCGCGTTCGATAGCGACAAACAAGAGATTATCGACCTTGACGAAATATATAGCGGTTGTTACTGTCGAGGCGTAATAGTGTGCTATCCGTTTAACAACGTGCTAAAGGGCTTTGGGTTCTACCTAAACAGCCTTATGAAGATAGAAGACGGCGAACGTCTCGGAGGCTTCGAGGTTAGCCCCGACGACTACGACGATTACGAAGACCTAATTTAACGCTAAAGCCCGAGAGGGCGACACCGCCCTTTCGTTTCTTTACCCATGAAAAAACCGAAAAGAGTAAAAGTACGCGAGCAAAGCTATATACGCAAACGTCTGTTTGAAGAGAACCTCAAATTAGGCGAACCGTGTAACGGCTCCCATCCGATATGGAGACCTACCGGATACCGCAAGCTATTAGTAGGCGTAAACGAATTAGTAAGGCAGGGCTGTGTCTTTACGTTAAAAGACGAGAATACGCTAATAGTTACGAAACCAGGCACGTCGCACGAAGGGCGGATATGTATGGACGACTATTACGAGTATATAATTAACACGGTTATAGACATCGTCTATCCAGTTTTACAAGACTATGAAGAGACCTAAAAAAGTAAAAATACCGACCCAAAAGTACGTACTTGCCCGCTTACAAGAGGAGTATGTATCAGAAAACCCCTTTGATTCGCCCCTACCCGCGTGGTACGCAAGCGATTTTCAAGGGATATTAAAGCGCGTCTATAGCTTATTAACACAAGGTTGCGTATTTACTCTAAAAGACGAAGATACACTAATAGTCCGAAAGCCAGGAACATCGCACGAAGGGCGGATATATATGGACGACTATTACGATTATATAGTTAACACCATAATAGATATAGTCTATCCTGTTTTAGAATGAAACGCCTGCATATCGATATAGAGACCTATTGCAACCTCGACGTGTCGAAAGTCGGGGTCTATCGTTATACCGAAGACGAAAGTTTTAGGATTATCCTATTCGCTTACTCCTTCGATTACGAGCCTGTAACCGTTATCGATTGCAGTAAAGACGAGTTCCCAGGCGAAAGCCTTCCCGCGCAAGTATGGAAAGCACTAACCGACCCTTCGGTACTGAAAATAGCGCATAACGCCAATTTCGAGTACGTCTGTATCGAGACCTATTACGGTATCCGATTAGACCTGTCGCAGTGGGAGTGCACTATGATAGCCTCTTCTTACTTAGGGTTGCCGTTGGGGTTAGACAGGGCGGGTCGGGTACTTGGGCTGTCGGAGCAAAAAGATGTGCGGGGCAAATCGCTTATAACGTTTTTCTGCAAGCCGTGCAAACCAACAAAAAAGAACGGCGGACGTACCCGCAACCTACCCGAGCACGACCCCGAACGGTGGGAGGCTTTCAAAGAGTATAATGCGCAAGACGTCCGTACCGAAAAACAGCTATATGAGTACGTCTCCCGCTTTCCGAAACTACCCGCCGTGGAGCGCGAATACTGGATATTAGACCAGCTAATCAACTCCACAGGCATAGCCATCGACCGCCGATTTATCAAGGCAGCCATAGAGACCAACAACCGCTTTACCAAAGAGGTGCACGACGAAATGGTTAACCTTACCGGCGTAGAGAACCCGAACAGTCTAACACAGCTCAAAGCGTGGTTCAAAGCCGAAGGCTACGAAGTGGCTACGCTCAGCAAGGAGTACCTTGCCGATAACGTAGATAACCCCGAGCTACCGAAACACATAAGGCGCGTGTTACGCCTCCGCCAGTTAGCCTCAAAGACCTCCATAGCCAAGTACGATGCCATGTTAGACTACGCCCAAAGAGACGGGCGCATACGCGGGTTAGTGCAGTTCTATGGCAGTCGCACAGGTCGTTTTACGGGGCGCGGGGTGCAGGTGCAGAACCTAAAGCATACGCTTAAAAGAGGTCTGCTCACAGCCCGCAACGCCGTTATAAAAGGCGTAGCCGACCTACTATATGACGACGTGCCCGGAGTAATAAGCAAGCTAATCCGCACGGCTCTAATAGCGGACGAGGGGTGCTCCTTAGTCGTCTCTGACTTCGCCTCGATAGAGGCACGTGTAGTGGCGTGGTTAGCTGGCGAAGAGTGGGTTTTAGACGTGTTCAACACGCACGGAAAAATCTACGAAGCAACCGCCTCAAACATGTTCAACGTGCCCATAGAGACGATTACCAAAGAGAGCGACCTACGCGCCAAAGGCAAGATAGCTACGCTGGCGTTGGGCTATCAAGGCGCATCGGGAGCACTAATAGCTATGGACGCGCTACGGAGCGGATTAGACGAGGCGGAACTGCCCGCAATAGTCCGCGCATGGCGATTGGCAAACCCGCATATCGTTAAGCTCTGGCGCGAGGTGGAGCAAGCCGCCCGACACGTCATCAAGAACAAAACAAGCTACACGCTACGCAAGCCTTACTGTAGTATCCGATTTGCGTACGACCGTGGTTATCTGTTTATCGAACTGCCAAGCGGTCGCCGTTTGGCTTATTACGGAGCCTCTGTCGAGAGCGGTAAACTCTCATTCTGGGGAGTTGACCAGACCCGAAAAACATGGTGCCGACAAGACACCTACGGAGGCTCGTTGGTAGAGAACATCACGCAAGCCGTCGCCCGCGACTGCCTGTGTGTCGCAATGAAACGCATGCACGAGGCGCAAATCAAAATACTTATGCACGTGCACGACGAGGTTGTAACCGAGTGCGAGGATGCCCAAGCACCCGCAACGCTCGAACGAATGAATGAAATAATGTCCGTCAGTCCCGCGTGGGCGCAAGGACTGCCCCTGCGGGGTGACGGATACATATCTAAATTTTATAAAAAAGATTGATTATGAGAAACGTAGGCTTTTTTATCACGCTAATCCTATTTGCCGTTCTCGCCGTGTTAAAGCTAACAGGCGTACTCCCTTGGTCGTGGTGGATAATCACTGCGCCCCTGTGGATACCGTTTATAGTGGCGATTATTGTCGTCTTTATATACATCTGTATAGAGATTTACTATTCAAAGCGCGATAACGTATGATAGTTTTAAAACACAATATTTCGGTAGATATAGCCACCGCCCGCACCAGAAAAACGGCAAGGTGGCAAAACAAGCGTACTACGTGGCAAGATTTGGTTAACACGCTCAGTCAGACCGAACGAACCGCAGAAACGCTAAAACAGTACTTTAGCTACACCAAAGACCGTCAAGACGAGATTAAAGACGTAGGGGGCTTTGTCGGCGGATACCTCCGTGAAGGGAGGCGCAAGAAGGGTTACGTAGAGCACCGCCAAGTCGTCTGTCTCGACGTGGACTATGGAGACATGGAGCTATGGCGCAACTTCGAGCTGTTTGAGTACGCAGGCTGTATGTACACCACGCACAAGCACCGCCCCGAAGACCCGCGCTTTAGAATAGTATTCCCGCTAAACCGCAAGGTAAGCCTAGACGAGTACGAGGCTATAGCGCGCGTAGTAGCATCGTGGTTAGGTATAGACGCGTTCGACGATACAACCTACCAGCCAACGCGCCTAATGTATTACCCCTCCACATCGAAAGACGGAGAGTATATATTCCGCTATTCAGACGGCAATATCATGGATGCCGATGCGGTCCTATCCGAGCTACCTAACTGGAGCGACCCGACGACGTGGCCCGTCTCGTCGAGAGTAAAAGAGACGGTAAAGCTAAACACCTCCGACAAGGTAGAAGACCCAGAGGAGAAGGAAGGTATTATAGGAGCGTTTTGCCGAGCCTACCCCATGTACGATGCCATCGCCGAGTTCCTTAGCGAAGTCTATACGCCGTGCGATGAGTTAGGCGAAGACCGCTACAGCCTCGTCGGAGCCTCAACCTCGGGCGGATTAGTCGTTTACGGTAACAAACTCGCTTACTCGCACCACGCCACAGACGTAACAAGCGGTAAGCTGTGTAACGCGTTCGACCTTGTCCGACTACACAAGTTCGGCGACTTAGACGACAAAGCCCGATTAGACACCGAACCGACAAAACTACCAAGTTTCAAGGCAATGGCGGACTTCGCAGGTAACCTCTCTTTAGTCAAAAAAGAGATTATCCGCGCCCGCCGTGAGCAGTCGGCAGACGACTACGAGGAGCTTGAGGCGGAGGCGATAAAGACCGCCACGGCGGACGACTGGATTGCCCAGTTAGAGACCGAAGGCAGACACGGCAAGATAAAGAACACCATTAGTAATGCGGTTATCATACTCAATAATGATGAGTACCTGAAGGGTTGTTTCGGATTCAACGAGTTCGAGCAACGCGAAACGGCGATTAAACCGCTACCGTGGGACAAGAACGTCCCAAAGTACCCCCGCCCGCTTACCGATGCAGACGATGCCGAGCTACGTCTATATTTAGAACGGTGCTACGAATTTACCCGCAAAGGACAAATAACCGATGCGCTTACCGTAGCCGTGCACTCGAACAGCTACCACCCTATACGTGACTATTTAGATAAGCTCACATGGGACGGCACGGAGCGATTAGACACGCTATTTATAGACCTCTTCGGAGCAGACGACACCCCTTACACGCGGGCGGTTACGCGCAAAGCATTCACCGCAGCTGTAGCGCGGATATACAACCCTGGCTGTAAATACGATTACGTCCTGGTTATCGTAGGAGAGCAAGGTATAGGTAAAAGCACCACCCTCGCCCGAATGGGAGGCGAATGGTTTAGCGATAGCATGCAAACGCTATCGGGCAAGGAGGCTCTTGAGCAGATACAAGGCAGTTGGCTTATAGAGATGGGCGAGCTAACAGGGCTACGCCGTGCCGAAGTAGAGGCGGTTAAACACTTCATAACAAAGCGTGAAGACCGCTTTAGAGTAGCCTACGGCAAGCGTATAGAGCACTTCCCAAGACGTTGCGTATTCTTCGGAACAACCAACGAAGAGGATTTTTTGAGGGACGTTACCGGCAACCGTCGCTTTTGGGTTGTAAACTGCAAAGGCGCAAGAGGCACGGTTAACTTCCACACCTACCTAACCCCCTCGACCGTAGCACAGCTATGGGCTGAGGCAAAAGAGCGATTTAAGCAAGGAGAACCCCTGTACTTAGAGCAAGACGGCTTGGAGGAAGAAGCCCGCGAAATACAGGATAAACACTTAGAAAAAGACGACCGTAGCGGTCTTATAGGCGAATACTTAGAACGACTGCTACCTGAAAACTGGGACGACTTAGACCCCTATTTACGACACAATTGGTTGCAAAATGAAAGCAACGAGGGGACGGTCGAACGAACCGCCGTCTGTGTCATGGAGATATGGGCGGAGTGTCTGGGTAAGAACCCGAACGATATTACCCGAAAAGACAGCTTTGAGATTAGTAGAATAATGAAAAGTTTAAGGGATTGGAGACCCGAACAACGAGCCTCCAGATTTAAACATTATGGAGTTCAAAAATGCTACGAAAAAAGTGTAACTAAACATGTAACCAAAATGTAACCAAAAAATTTGGTTACAAACCGAAATGTAACTAAAAAATTTGGTTACAAATTTGGTTACACTTTGGTTACACCCTAAGCGATTGAATAACAAAACCTTACAGACACCTGTAACCAAGTAACTAAAATTGGTCACATTAGAGAAAAATGCAAATAATAGACGAAATAGGCGAAAAACGCACAATACGCACGATTTATACGCGTATTCGCCCGTATACGCGCGAGTGGTTACTTGGTTACAAACCGTTTTTGAGATGGGAAAAAAGATAGAAAAGTACTTGATAGAACAGGTCGAAAATTTAAGAGGACTTTGCGTAAAAGTTCCGCCTCTGTTTTTTCGAGGCTTCCCCGACAGGATAGTCTTGTTACCCGGCGGGGTAATCGCCTTCGTCGAGGTCAAAGCTCCCGGCGCAAAGCCAACGCTGATTCAAAGAAAAGTACACGCACGGCTCCGCCTCTTAGGCTTCAGAGTCGAGGTCTTAGATAGTAACGAAAGTGTTGACGGTTTTATTTTAACGTTATGATAGAAAAAGTAAACATGGGAGTTAGCGAAAGCCGAATACAACAGGGCGAACCTCCTTACTTCGTGAACTACAAGTTTAACGGAGAGCAGAGATACGAATACTTTCATCAGCCTTTCATGGCGCACGAAAGGTATAATTTTTTGAAAGCTTTAGAGGAGTTGTTATGATAAAACAGATATACGATAAGCGAAAAAAAGTCTGGTACAACACAGACGACCACCAGCTACAAGCCTACGAGCACCTGTGGGCTAACAAGCGCGCCGCGCTGTTTCTGGGAATGTCGCTGTCGAAGACCGTAGTAGCTCTATCCTATCTGTACGAAATGCACTATCGCGAGGCGGCTATCTCGAAGACGTTAGTCATAGCTCCCGACAAAGTAGCCCGCATTACTTGGCCCGATGAGATTGAGACGTGGCAACACCTTGAAGGGACACGCTACAGCGTTGTGACAGGCACAGCCGAGCAGAGAACCAAAGCGCTAACAACCGACGCCGAAATTTACATCGTAAGCGCAAACAACGTCACGTGGCTGATAGAGCAGTACAAAGGCAAATTGCCGTACGATTGCGTTGTTATAGACGAGATAGACCTGTTCAAGAACCGAAGCAGCAAACGTTTCAAAACGCTACGCAAGGCTATCCGCACGGTCGAGTATCGAGTAGGCATGACAGGAACTCCACAGCCAAACAGCCTCACAGACCTCTGGGCTGAGATCACGCTTTTGGACGACGGCGAACGTCTCGGCAACACTTGGGGCAAATTCATAGACAAGTACTTCACCACCCGCGGTAACGGAATGATTGTCTATGAATACATCCCCCGACCAGGCGCAGCAAACGCAATAGCCCATAAGCTACGCGACATTGCGCTTACAATGCAAACCCGAGACGTGCTCCGACTCCCCGACCTCATAACCGACGACGTAGAGATAGAGTTAGACCCTTTCGACCGTGAAGTTTACGACCGCCTCGAAGAGGAGTACGCTTTAGACTTTTTGGATAACAGCGAGGTAACGGTTAAGACCGCAGCCGACTTAACTAACAAGCTACTGCAAGTAAGCAGTGGAGCTATTTACGAAGACACCGCCGACAAGCGCGCCCCGCGTGTTTGGCACGAAGTAAACCGCGCTAAAATCACTGCGTTACGCGCGCTTTTGGAGCGACACGCTGACGAAAATTTTATCGTGGTCTATCAGTTCAGGCACGAGGTCGAGCGCGTAAAAGAGCACTTTCCGTTTGCCCGCGAGCTACGCAAGGGCAAAGATACGATACAGGACTTCCGCGACTGGAACCGCGGAAAGATACGCCTGTTGCTAATACACCCCGCCAGCGCTGGACATGGACTCAACCTCCAGTTTGGCGGTCGCCGTATGGTTTGGTTTACGGTTACGTGGAACTTGGGGCACTACCTCCAGACCGTTGCGCGCCTGTTGCGCCGTGGTCAGCTCAAAGAGATATACGTGCACAGGTTAATCGTCAAGGGCACACGCGACGTGCGTGTACGCAGTCGCCTCGCCTCGAAAGATACTAATCAGGCGTTTCTAATGAACGAAATCCGAGATTTACGAAGTAAATACTATGGAAGTCTCGCCTGAGAACGAAGCCAAAGCCCGCGCCTTCATGGATTGGTACGGAGCTAATATGAACTCACTACGCTACTACGTTCAAGGTAGCGGAATTGCGTATGACGAGGATCTTTTTACCGATGCGTTTTTGCGCGCCTACGATGCAATCTCAAGGAGAGGCACAGAGGTAAGGAGCTACACAGGATACTTCCTACAGACCTACCGCTCAGCCTTCTTGGATAGCAAAAAGAAGCCGACGACAAGCGAGCCTTTGACCGCCGACCTGCCCGCTCCTGAGAGCGACACGCCCGGAGAGGAGGCGGTGGAGGTTACCGCCGAAGTCTTGGAATACGTGCGCCGAAACTACGACGAGTTCGACGTGTCGCTGTTCGAGGTTTACGCGGGGCTATCGCCCGACATATCGTATCGGCGCATGGCAAGTATGTTGGGAGTGCCCGCCTCGAAGATTTGGCCCGCGATGAGCAAAATCAAAAAAGACGTTTATGATTTTCTTCTATCTAAAGCAGTCGATTTTTAAGATTATCGTCTTTATGTTAAAACAGATATTTCAAGTACAATGGACACACTGATTTTTTTACTCGGCGTTACCGCATTGATTGCGCTTAGTTCGTTGACAGCCTTTGTATTAGGTTGGCTATTGACCCAAGTAATTAGACTGCCTTTGCGGTTCAAGCCGTTTAACTGCCGACCGTGCCTCACGTTTTGGTTTACGGTCGCGCTCAACTTCGCATTGGCGTGGGCGGTTGCGCCGTGCTTTATGCAACGCGGATTAGTTTTAGACAGGCTAACGCTTATGTACGGATTTACCTGCATAGGCGTATTAGCGGGATTTATTAATTTTTTATACATCAAACAAAAATTTAGAATTTATGACTGACAAAACAAAGGGCGAAAAATACAGCGAGGTTACGCCCGCCTTGATTGAACAAGTAAAAGAGGTGCTTGCAGACGCGGATAAGCACACTTACAGCGTATCGAAAGTTTACGCGGCTTACAACGAAGTTTTTGGGCTTAAAGAGATGCCGCGTTCGTGTGGTAGCTGTTTGCAGGATTGCGCCCGCCGTCTCCGCAGTTGGTTAGCGGAGTACGAGACTCCCCGCCCCGACGATGCAGGTTCGCCCGCAAACGAGGGAGGCGCTAACGAGGCGCAAACGGACGCCGAGAGCAAACTCCCCTTCGGGGCTGAGGGTACTCTCCCGAAGGGTGTAACGCGCTATCCCATGCCTGAGGGTATGCCGATTGACTTTACGCCAGATGAGGATTCAGACGTAAAAGGGACGGTTAAGTATGCCGACGGCTCAAAGGTTAAGGCAGGCACGTACACCACCGTAAACGGTCTGCAAATAGCAGTACAGCCCGGCGGTAAAGCGAATATCAAAGACGAGGATTTAACGTAACTACATGGAACGTCTGAGCGGTAATCAGCTTTGGAGGCTTCGCACCAAGCACGGTCGCGATCGCATTTTCGGCGATGCGGACGTGCTATGGGGCGAGGCTTGCAAATATTTCGACTGGTGCGACCGACACCCGTGGGAGCGGGTAGAGCTTGTTAAGTACCAAGGGTACGCCACCGAAACGGAAGTGCCGTTGGGTCGCCCCTACTCTATGGACGGGCTAACCGTGTACTTAGGCGTGTCGGAGAGTTACTTTAGGACAGCAAAAAGCGAACTGCGGGCAAAGATTGAGAAGGGCAAAGCCAGCCCCGCCGAGGTAAGTCTGTTAGAGACGATAGAGCGAATCGAGCAGACGGTGCGCTCCCAGCAAATCGAGGGCGCAATGGTGGGGGTATTCTCCGCAAGTCTGACCGCACGGCTCAACGGCTTATCCGATAACGTTAACCTCTCTAATGGCAACGAAGCCATTGTACGCGTTACCGTGCGCGACCAAGAAACAGCTGATTACTTAGACGAGTTGGAGGATTTGTTGTGAGAAAATTCAGGGTATATCTGTCAGGTCCCATTTCGGGACGACCGATTGACGAGGTGCGCCGAGCGTTTAACCGCGGGGAAGAGAAAGCGGAAAGGCAGATAGGGCGACTCTTCGAGGGAGTTGAGATTGTAGCGATAAACCCCCTCAAAAAAGATTTGCCCTACGAGGCTCCGTGGGAGGAGCATATGGCGGAGGATATTAAACTACTCGCCGCGTGCGATGCCGTGCTGATGTTAGAAGGCTGGCACACCAGCAAAGGAGCGCGCATTGAGCGTTACATAGCAAATACGTTACACAAGTTAGTGCTCTACGAAGCAGGCAAAAAAGTAATTTTTGGCAATGGAAACGACTAAGGTGTTTAGCGACTTAGCGGGAGCATACGTCGACCCGACCGTGCGTATAATCGTCCTCAAGGGCGGTACGCGGTCGGGCAAGACGTGGGCTACGTTGCAGTTGCTAAATATCATAGCCGCACGGTCGAAAAAACCGCGCTTGATTTCCGTGGTGTCGGAGTCGATGCCGCACCTGAAACGCGGTTGCATTCGCGACTTCAAAAACATCTTGGAGGCGGACGGCGTTTACAACCCTTCCGCATGGCACGATACGGATAAGATTTACAGATACGGCAAGGGCGCAATCGAGTTCTTTAGCGCAGACCAGCCAGGCAAGGTACACGGACCCGCCCGCGACGTGCTGTATATCAACGAATGTATTAACACTAACTTTGCCGTGTTCCAGCAGTTAGCCGTGCGGACAGGCGAAAAGATAATCTTAGACTACAACCCCGCGCACGAATTTTGGGTGGACGACAAGGTACTGATACGCCCCGATGTGCGCCTGCTCACATCGACTTACCTCGACAACGACCTGTTAACTCCCGGACAGATAGCCGAGATAGAGAGCAACCGCGAAATCGACCCTGAATGGTGGAAGGTATATGGCTTGGGCGAGACGGGCAGTATGCAAGGGCTAATCATAAAGAACTGGGACATTGTCGGCGAGATGACAAAGGAGTTCAAGCGGGAGTTTATAGGATTGGACTTCGGCTACGGCGCGCCGACCGCGGCTATGCATATGCGCCTGTCGGGTGGAGAGGTGTGGATAGACGAGATTATCTATGAATCGAACCTAACAAACCCCGACATCGCAAAGCGGATTAAGGACGCAGGATTAGGGCACGTCACAATCGTAGCTGACAGCGCAGAGCCGAAAAGCATACAAGAGCTACTAAATGCAGGGCTAACTGTAGAGCCTGCGGACAAAGGCACGGACAGCGTAAGGTTAGGCATTCAGATTATGAACCGATACAAAAAGCACTACACGGCAAGGTCGCTCGGCAGTATAGACGAGAACCGCAAGTATCGGTATATGCAAGACAGCAACGGCGACTACACAGGTAAGCCGATTGATAAGTTTAACCACGCCAAAGATGCGGAGCGGTACGTCTTCCTAAAGTACTTTGGCGACGTAACAGCAAGTTTTGATTTTTCAATAATACGCAGATGATAGACAAGATTATTATTCACTGCTCCGCCACGAAGGAGGGGCAAGACTTCAAAGCCAAGGACATAGACCTTTGGCACAAACAGCGCGGATACACGCGCATAGGTTATCACTATGTTATCGACCTTGACGGCGCGGTTGAGACGGGGCGACCTGAGGGAGAGGTCGGGGCGCACTGCCTCAATCACAATAAGACCTCGATAGGCATTTGCTACATAGGCGGATTAGACGGCGAGGGCAACCCCAAAGACACCCGCACCGCGCAACAAAAGCGGTCGCTTAACAAGTTGGTCGCTCGCCTGCGACAAAAGTACCCGAACGCTACGGTACACGGGCATAACGAATTTTCGCGCAAGGCGTGTCCCTGTTTTGACGTAAAAAAAGAGTTCAGATGAAAAACGCCATTTTAGCTGTTTTTACGGCATATCTCGTTGCGGGATGTACAAAGTATCAGTACATACCTGTTGAGAAGGAAATTACCGTAAAAGAAACGCTACATGACACGATTATCGAGGTGCAGGTAGAGCGTGAATACGTCTCTCAGATTTTGCCCGATACGGTTAGCGTAGTAGAAACGAAGTACGCCAAAGCCGTAGCGACGTGGCACGGCAATAGCGCAACCCTCGAACACACGATAGAGAACAAAGCGGGCGGTGTCGAGGCTCAAGTTAAATATGTAACCCGCGAAACAGTAATAGAGAAAACCTCGCCCTACCCGGTAGAAACGCCCATCCGTATGCCTCTGCGCTGGCACGAACAGGCTTTGCAACTGATAGGATTGGTCGCACTAATCGGGGGAGCGGTTTGGGCTATCGCTAAGCGCACTTAACAATGAGCAATTAACAATTATGCGCCTGATTATCGTATCAATAGCCCCGAATATCAATAGCCCCGAATATCAATAGCCCCGACTTTTAAGTCGGGGAGGGTTAGTTTGACACACGATTTTAAGGGCTTTAGCCCAAATCAATTTAAAACTAAGTTAAAACGCATTACGGATATATTCGCGCAAGCGCCTAACCCCAAAGGGCGCAACACTTGCGCCCCAACCTATTGTTAATTGCTCATTGCTCATTGCTAATTGCTAATACGTGCTCGGCGGTTGCCTCGAGGCGCACCCCCGCACCTCGCACTTCTGCAATGAGCCTAACTTCACTTCAAGTTCGAGGTTATCGACCTGCTCTATCAGCTCTAAGTTGCGTTTCTGCTCCTCGCGCAGTTCGCGGTAGAGCGCATCGACCTTCTCATCGCGCTCGGTAAGCCGTTGTTCGTAGCGTTCTAATTGGCGCAGGTGCACGGCTATCTCGGCATCGTGGGCGTGCGCCGTCTCTTTGCGCGCAAGGGCTTTGCGGTTGGCTAACCATACAAAGAACTCGCGCCCGCCTAATGAGGCTATTACGGTAGCTACAACTGTAATTAGGCTTGTCCAGTCCATAGCGTTATCGTCTTAATCGTTTAGGTATGTAAATCCCCGAGTCGAAAGGGCTGTCGGTGGAGCCTTCGCCCCCGCAGTCGCAGCTCCGTTCGGGTCGCCATGAGGGGTACAAGTCACGGCACCGACAGAGGTAATCTACAAGGTCGCGACTTAAAGCTTCGGCATCGTCCCTTAACCAACGGCGCAGTTGGGCTATGTCGTTTATATCCACCGCTTTACTGTTTTCGCTTTCGCGCACGGTGATTCCCTTATTCACTATCGCCGCCCAGTGAAACGGTATGCCTTGATACACGGCATAGAACGACAGGGCGGGAGCTAACATCAAGATTAGTGCTTGGTTTGCGGGCGTAATCTCGTTGCCCGTTGCGCCCTCTTTGCTTGCCTCTTTTACCTGCGCTTTTAGCTCGTCGGCAAGTGGCTTGCCTAAGATACGCTCGATGTATATCTTTTGCGCGATACTGATATACGGCACGAACTTCGTTATAATCGTATCGTCTTTTATAGGGCTGTTTTCCCTAAATAGCTCTTCGTTGATTAAAATTGTTTCCATTTTGTTTTGTTGTTAAAAAAATTTAGCTTAAATTTGCAGTTCGTAAAAGCCTTGCGAGTAGGACTGGCCGGGCGTACTAAGCCAACCACAGTCGCTCGAGGCTTTTATTTTTTTTTACTCCCATAACGATTTTCCCTATATATTTTTTGTCGTTTAAATTATTTACCTTATCTTTGTGCCAAGCAGAAACGTCGAGAATTGAACTAACCGGGCGCAAAGCCTAAACCTGTCGCTCGGCTTTTCTGCTTTTTTTTCTGCTCTCATAAACGATTTTCCCTGTACGTTTTTTGTTGCTTTAAATAATTTGCCTTATCTTTGCGCAAAGAGGAAAAGTCTGAGCGTTCTAACCGGGTGTATTACCCAAACCTGTCGTTCGGCTTTTCCTCTTTTCTTATCTGATTAGTCGCCGAAAACAAATAGCGAGAAACGCGTCTTCCCCTCCTTTCCTCTGCCACGTTATAGTATAACTCTTTATCCTTATCTTTAAAATAGTAAAACTTAGAGATGTTATCTTTACGCGGTTTGCTGAGGGGAGCTGATTTTACGTAGGTAGAATTTTTTAAAGCCTTATCTAAATCCTTTAAGTCCTCTTTTTTAAACCCTCGGGCGCGGTCGAACGTATCTGAGTAGAGGTGACTGTTCCCATAGCTTGTAAAACCGATAACTATTTCTTTACCTCCAACTTTCTTCTTAATTTTCTTTTTAAGTAAAGGTCTCATTTCCGCTTTATATTTAGCGCGCTTTTTAGCGGACTCGCTTTTTTCGCCCGCACTTTTTTCGTTGTCGGGGCTTTTTTCGCCTGTACGTTTGCCGTCGTTATCGGAGCTTTTTTCGTCAGGGCTTTTTTTTTACTCGGCTTATCGTAGATGTACCTGTACCCGCCTCCCGCTTTGGGTATCCGCTCGATGTATTTATGAAAGAACGCTTTTAATCGCTCTTTTTTGGTTAGTCTGATGGATTCGGGTTCGGGGTCGGGTTCGGTCGGCGCGTTCGGCTCGGCGGGGGCGGTCCCCTCTGTTTCGCGTATCTTAGCCAGCACGTCTAACTCCTCAATCACTAAGGGCGCAGTGCCATTAATCTTCGTGAAGCGGTTAAGGTGTTCTAAAATCTTGCCCCGCAGTTTCTCTATCACGGTGTAGTTGTAGAGCACGTATGAATCGATAATCTCTGCGGCATTACCGCTAAGGTTGCCCGAGCCTGATACGCCTGCCAGCGTTGGACTGCTAAGGCGGTGTGCGCTTATGATTTTCTGAAACACTATGCTCTCAACGTTGTTATACACGTCCGCGTTGTTTGAGGCATTAAACGGGTTTACGGTGCTTTTGACGTTACCGCTTTCGCCGTATATGACTAAGGGGAGGTTTGCGCCCCGACTTCCGTAATATACTTCGGCGAGGGCTTTCTCAAAAGCCTCTTTTTGCTTTTCGGAGGGGTTTGACGACAGCGTAATAACGGCTGAAGGAGTAAATCCGTTGTCGATACAGTTGTTGTAAAACACGCCTAACGAGCCGTCTGCTTTTATGTACTCTATGGCAGCGTAATAGTCGGGCATGCTGTAGAACATAAGCCCTGGTGTATAGTCCCAGTAATGATACAGATAAGCCTTGCCCTTCTGCGCATCGTCTAAGCCCGACCACGCCTCCAACTCGATAGGTTTGTTTTTACCGTTAGTCTTAGTCCAGTCGTTTGATATTTTGAAAGTAAGCGGGCGTCCCTTCCCATCTATCTGCCCGATGCGGACGGCGCTATAATCTTGATGAAACAGCGACACGGTTGTACCGCCTTTGTTAATAACGACCTGCCAGTAGAAGCCTCCGAAGGTCTTATAGTCTTTGGCTATTTTCTCTATCAGCTCGTCCCAGCTCTCTTTGGGATTAGGTACGCCGACAAAGCCTTCGGTCGCGCTCTCTTTTACCCCCTTGCCCTGAATGTAGGTTACGGCGCTTTTGATAATCGAGTCGTTTACAGGGCTTTTGTTGTTTGCGGTAATAATATCTTGCGGGAACAGGTTGCGGTCGCCGAAGGTAACCCAACCCCCCGACCTGTTTATAGTTATCTTAGGAAAGGCGGGGCTTTCATCGGCGGCGCTTAGTTTGATAACGGAGAACATCCGCTCGTCTTTTATCTCGTCCATATTAAAAAGTTTCTATAAAGACGAAAAAGAAAAATATCGTCTTTATAGCATGATACGGATAAAATATAAACAGGAAAAAATAGAGGTGCCGGAGAGCTGGGACGATATTACGCTGGGCTTTTACGAATCTTTTTACGCCGAAAAGCCGAACAGCCCGCGCGAGAAGGTTGAGCTAGTAGCCAAGATATGCAAGACGGACGCCGACCTGCTACTGAGTTGGCCCGCCGAGGTGTTTAATCGGATAGTCGAATATTTAGATTTTATCTTCAAAGGCGAGCTTGCGCCTCCAAGCCCTCGGATAAAGATAGGCAAGGTTAATTACGTTGTTCCTATAGAAGACGTACTGAGCTTAGGCGAGTGGGTCGATATTACCGAAGCGCAGAGAGAGGGCAAAGCGGTCTTGTCTAATGTGCTGGCTATCGTATGCCGCCCTGCGGGAGAAGAATACAACTACAAGAACAACGAGGAGCGACAGGCGATGTTTGCCGCCTTGCCTGTGAGTAAGGTTCTGCCCGTGCTGGCTTTTTTTTTACAATGCAAAGTCGCGTTAGAACGGCGTACAGCGACTTATACAAAGCTGTACCAAGCTCTCGCCCAATTGCCGTTGAATATAAAAACCTATCTAAACGCTGGGGGTGGTATAAGGTTATCGCGGATTTGGCCGGCGATAAAATTTTGGATTTTGACGCTATTCTTGCGCGTTCGGTTACGGAGGTTTTTACGTTCCTACAATACCGCAAAGAGAAAAGTATCGCCGATGAGGCGCAATATAAACTAAACGAAACTATACGGAAAAATGCAAATCGTTAACCTATTCTACGAATTAGCGCGCCAGCACAGGCTGATTAGAGGATTTTTCTATGGAAAGACCTACGAGAAGGGCGCAGCGAACGAGGCTCATCCGCTTGTGTGGTTAGACGACCCTGTTTATGGGCGAAGCTCCGACCACACGCTACGCTACACCTGCAATGTGGATATTTTAGACATTCCCAAAGACGACAGCGAAGTGTTGGGCATACAATCCTCAGCCTTTAACGTAGGGCTTACGCTGGCTGAAAAGATAAAACAGACTTTCCGCGTTACTGGGTTTAAGGTCGAGGGGTTTAGCTTCATCTCCCTGCGCGACTATTACGATAACAACGCAGCAGGTTACAGGTTTACCTACACGATTATCCAAGCAAACCCAGTAAACCGCTGTAACGACGATTTCGACGAGTCGAAGCAGTTCCCCGCGATAGACGAACTGCCCGACTTTAACATAGATAACCCGCAAGGGTGCGCCATCTTCAAGGAGAAAGGAGGCTTGCCCGACTTTAAAATAAGTAAACAATGAGCAGTAAAGGTATCCAATTAGCAATAAACAAGATAGCCGACGACCTGTTGGCGTTAGCGATCGCCGTTTTAGAAGACGACAGCGTAAGCGCTAATGTAAAAGTGGGCAAAAACACCCTCCGCGACAGCGCTCTGAGAGGCGATTTAGAGAAAGCAATTAGCTCTACTACGGGAAACGACCCTGTTATAAGCGTGCTTTTTAATCATTATGTCGTTTATTTGGAATGGACGCGCCCTCCGAAGTACAAAAAGAAGCCCCCGATAAGCGTTCTAAAAGAGTGGGCGGCTAAGAATGGAATACCGACCGACTCGGGCACGCTCTGGGCTATATCGTGCGCTATCTGGCGTGACGGTCACGCGGGACGACCGATATTCGCGACAATGGACAGGGAGCTTGACGGACTCTTTTTAGACGACTGGGCGGATAAGCTCTACGAAGCGATAATTGAAGATTTAGATAAACTTTTTAACGACTAAGAGTATGGGATACGTAACCAAAAACATAGCGGTAATAACCGAACCTAAAGTATTCTCGCTGTCGAACGCGCCGAATTTCGTGCAGTTCGAGCGCAAGCCCGCGAACAAGATACACTCTTATTTTACAATAACCGTAAAGATACATCAAGCGATGTCGCACGTAAGCGATATGTCGCTACTCCAGTTCGTTGACTCCGCAGGAGCTGTACACTCCTTTAGAGGTACGACTGAAATCGAAGAGGCAGGAGGGGCGGTGTTTTATGTGGGACAAGACACTACGGATAATGCCCTGAACCTATGCCAAGCTTTACTATCGGATAAGTGGTTCAGCGAGCGTTTCAGCGTAGTGATACCTCCCATTTACTTGGAAGAAGACCCTTACAACGGCGATACGCTACACATAAGGAGCAAAGGGGCGGGCGAAGATTATAATATAGAGCTTCACGCTCCGGGCAACGCTTATAACCTAGCCTACATTCTGTCGCCAGAGGGCTACGCCTCTTATAACAACGACAGCATAAGCGGCGAAGCCTCAACTGCCGAAATAGCTTTAGAGATATACGACGGCATTAATGTAGGGGTTGAGCATCTGCCTACTTCATATCTAACGATGGGAAGACGCCTCACTACCTTACGAAAGACTTACGCGGGGCGACCGTTGTGGTTTGAACTAAATTCGCTCTTTTCGCAATACGGCGACTACAACATCCCCCAGAACGTGGGGTGGTCTAACCCTGGTACGCTAAGAGCATACCGATTTGCCGCTAAAATAGAGGGGGCGAATTCGTTCTACTTTTACTTCTCTAACGCCCTCTTTGTTTTGAAAGGACAAGGGGCTGTGCCTGAGCCATTAGACCTGTCGCCTTACGTTTATAGCAGCGCTAAAATAAAGCTGTTAACTAATAAACCCCGCACGCCTTACATTAGAGGGCAAAAAGAGTACTTGAATTTTATATACTCCTCCGCTACTCCCTCCTCGTGGCGAACCCTGCGGATAGCTTACAGAGCTTACAACTCATATCAAGCCCTTTTAGGGACGATATACGCTCACGAGCAAAATCACGGCAGCGAAACGGCGGTTAAAACGTGCTTATTAAACATAGACTCCGTTTTAGACCAATTCCCTAAAACAAGCGTCGTTAAGATAGCGTTATATAGAGGCGGAGCGTCCCGTTCAAACGATTTGGAATACGAGATACTCCCCGAACAGTTACACGCGCTTAGGCAATTCTCGTTTATTAACAAATTAGGCGGATGGGACGCCTTTAACTTCGACGCCCCTGTTATAAGCGAAATAACGCCTAAAGTAGAGACTTATAGCAAAACCGTTACGCCCTCGACGCAAAAAGCGACCGAGAGCGTCTATGATACTAAGTTGGCTAACTCTTTCACGATAGAGGGCGCCCCCGTCACAGACGAAGTAGCGGAGTGGCTTAAAGAGTTAGCTTCGGCGAGCGTTATTTTAGACGGCGAGGGGAACCCAGTCATTATAGAAGACTTTAAATTACGAACGACCGAGGCGGACAAAGATATGCAAAGACCAATCGTTAAATACAGACTTGCCGAATGATAGAACTCTACATAAATAACCGCCTTTGCGACTTAGGACGCGATTTTAGCGTAAGACTAAACCGCCAACTGCTTAACCCTAACGAACTAAAAGAGAAAGACGCGCAGTATAGCCATAGTATTACCCTGCCTCCAACGTACAACAACCACGAAATATTAGATTTTGCGAACGTAGAAGAGGCGTCGGGCAAGTTTAACCGCGAATACAACGCCGAACTGATTATAAATAGCGTTCGTGTCTTTAAAGGGCGTTTCAGACTGTCAGAGGTGCGAGTAAGCGGGTATAAAGGTAATTTATACGCGCCTTCTCTCAAAAACTTAGGCGACATTTTTAGAGACAAGAATCTAAACGAGCTACCCGAATACCTTATAGGGTTTAAAGGGTTTAACGAATATATAAACCTATATAACACTCAGGCGGCTTCGGCTCCTCAAAAAGCGATTTTTCCATATACGCTTTACGGGATATTACCCAAAACGCCAGAGGAGGATAAATATACGCCCCGTACCTTGTGGGACAGTACCGTGCGTATGGGGATACAAGACCTACCCCCCTCGGTTAACCCTATGTTACTGTTGAAACACATTTTTAACTCGCACGGGTATAGGTTAAGGGGCTCGGCGTTTGACGACGAACGCCTGACCAGGCTATACATGAGTTATAAGAACGCCCCCGATTACGAGCAACCTTGGAACTTCGGACGTTTGGGGCGAATACGCTTGAAAGGCGAGTGGTGCAACTATATAAACATGCAGACGAACAACAGTCAGCTCGAAGGGCAAGTGTTTAAGCTGAGTCAGGGCGAGCTCGGCGATTTGTACGCCTGCGACCTGCTCAACTGCAATAACGTAAAAATAACCGAAGAGGAAGACCCTGGAGGAAACGTGCTCTATTCGGCTGTAATAGACTCCAATGGACGCCTTTGCAGAAGGTATCAGGTAATGATACCCGTTTCAGGCTACTATAAAGTTCAATTCTCGTCCCACACTAAACTAATAAACCGACAAGGAATAGTTCATACAGTTGACCCCGCTACAGGCATAGGGTTTGTATCCGCTAGGGGTCCGTACAGCGGCTACGGGCACATGAGATGCGCTACAAAATTGTTAAGAGACAGAGGAGAGGGCGATTTAGACATAAGCTCCTCAAAAATGGACGGAGCTTTGTACCTAAACAACTTGCCTCAAAACAGCACGTACAACGCCGAAAACACCCCTAAATATTTACCTAAATACAGAGGCGTAAATCGCGGGTCGGTGGTTTTCGTGGATTTAGCCCAGAACCCGAAACACGTGGCGGGCTTCCAGTGGGGTAGTATTAACGGAGACGACGTGATACCCAACCCTACGGACAATCCTACTTACAACGACTGCACGTCCAAAGTCACAGCCGCCAAGCCCGCTATGTCGTGGAACTCTTCTACAGAAGGCTCAACGCGCAACCGATTAGCCATACCTAACCTGGGGTATAACGAATACACGTCTCAAGGATGGGACACCTCCGTAAGCCGCTATAGATGCACTATGGACAACTGCGCTCCCCCCTTCAGTCGTAGAGGCTGGGCGGGAGGAGAGTCGGGCGATAATAGGTATGTAAGCGAGGGGGGTCTGAACTGCGTAGTATGGTTAGATAAGGGCGAAATAATTACAATAGCCGATGTAACCGATAGGCACTCAACGTGGGTGGACGGAGGGGCGCAAGGTCAAACATACGTAGGCTGGGTATTTAAAAAAGTTGTTTTCGATTTAACAATCGTCCCCTTCCGCTCCGACCCCGAATGGCTGAAAATCGACAGCCTCGGAGAGCAAATACCCGGAGCCGATATAGACTGCGACGACCCTACTAACTTCTACGTTGACAACATTAACCTCGCAGGCTTCCTGCCCGCCGACATGAAAGTTACAGACTTTATAGAAAACTTCTGCAAGGCTTTTAACCTACGACTCCAGCGAATCGACTCTAAAACTTTCGAGCTGAGCGTGAGGGAGAGTTCAGCGAAAAGCGGGGTTGTCGATTTAGACAAAATAACCTCAGTACGCGACCGAACAAATACGCCTTTAGGCTTGCCAACCTCCTATAAATTAGGCTTTACGATAGATACCGACGAGGAGGGCTACGTTACAACAAGAGACGGAGGGGAGGGCAGTTTAGAAACGGGAGAGATGGAGGGCGCAGTCGTAGAACATAAAAGCAGTTTTTCGTATAACTGGTTTAAAACCATAAAAAAACAGGAGACAGTAGAGTGGCATGTCCCCCTCCTCCCTCCTATATACCTCCCTAAATTAATAGATATCCCGCTATCCGTTATATCAAAGCATGAAGCGTGGGATAGCTACGCTCCCTACCACGAAGCCATGAGAAAACGATATACAAACCAACCTATACGGTTCTGGTACGCGGATGGACTACTTAACGATTTAGGAGCTACGTTCGAGTATAACGGAGAGCCTTTATCTATCGTAAAAGTCTCAAACAAACTGCCTAATAAAAACGAACTTAGCTACAAAAACGAAAAGCGCACGATACTGACTAACTTCTTCCCTCTACTTATAAAAGGGGGCAGTCACTATACCGAAGTAGAGTGTTACCTAACGCCTCTCCAGTACGAAAGTCTTAACAGCTCTAACCTAGCGGCGTTTAACGGCGACCTTTACTATGTGGCCGAGATATTAGGATACGACCCCGCGGGGCGCAATAAAACTAAAATAAAGCTAATCCGTAAGACATGACCGCGAAAAAAGAATATACGTTAGTAATAAACGGCGTGGACGTTGCTATTAAAGACGTTACTACGTTGGGCAACGCTATAGAGAAGCTGAACAAAGCGGTAGAGGCGAACAGAGAGGTTTCGGTCAAAGCCGCCGCTACGACAAAAGCGCGCGCCAAAGCGTTAACCGACGAGGAGAAAGCGGCTAAAAAATTAGAGGAGACACAGCGAAAAACCGAAGCCGCCCTCAAAGGGCTTAATGACGAGCAGATAAAAGCCAACCAACTGTTAAGAGAGGCAACCCGCGAGCAGTCCCTGCGGATAAAAAGCGAACAAGCCGAAGCGAACTCTATAGAGGAGATGCGGGTAAAGCTCTCCCAGCTTAAAAACGAGTGGAAGCAGTTAGACGTTGGCACGGAGCAGTTCCATTCTATGTCGGGGGAGATACGCGAACTAAACGACCGAATCAAAGAGGCGGAACAGAGCACAGGCGACTTCCGCCGAAACGTGGGTAACTACGGCAGCGCATTAGACGGCTTAGGCAAGCTAAGCGACGGCATCAACGGCGTCACAAAGAGCAGTATGGGTATGGCGCAAGGGCTTTTGGGCGCCAGTATGCTTATGGGCATGTTCGGCTCCCAATCGGAGGAAGGGGCGGAACAGACAAAACAACTCCAAAAAATAATAGCCCTGCTTTCAATAGCGCAACAGGTCAATACCAATGTTCTAAAAGAGGGTATCGTGCAAAACAAACTGTCGGCAGTGACCGACTCCATCCGCACCGCTCAACTAAAAGCCAAAACCGCAGCCGAAGTAGCAAGCACGAAAGGCACGGTAGCGGCTACGGTCGCTCAGCGTATATTTAATGCGGTAGCGGCGGCTAACCCCTATATACTTCTTGCTATGGCATTGGCGGCGGTCGGAGCGGCTCTGTTCGCTTTCGCCTCGAACACCGACAAAGCCGCTGAAAAACAGAAAAAACTAAACGCCTTGCAAAATATTCATTTAGACACGCTCGAAAGCGGTCTAAAAAGGATAAAAGATAACTCTAACGAACGCTCCGCCGCTATGGAGCGCGAGCTAAGGGAGATGAAAGCCCAAGGAGCCTCCTTAGAGGAAATCCACAAAAAAGAGAACGAAATAGCCGCCGAACGCCGCCGCAATAACGATGAGCAACAGAAAGGAGCACACATACATCTGAAATATTTAGACCAAAATAAGTATAAATTAAGAGAGCTCCAGCTGCTGCTGCAAAAAGCAAAAAAAGATAAGCTCAACGGCATAGATATAGTTACGTTGGAGGTAGAGGGGAAGAAAGTCCAAAAGAAAATCGACAAAGCCATAGACGACATACAAGGGGAGATAGACAACCTTGGGCGTTCCGTCCAAATCGCTACGGAGCTTAAAACCGAGGGACAGGAATTAGACTCCTCTGAAAAGGAACTCGCCGAACGCCAGAAAAGAGAGCTGCAAGAGCGCGCCAAAGCCTCAGCAGAAGCCGCCAAACAGCGCGCCGAAGCCGAACGCGCCATTATACGCGCGGCGGAGGATGCAAAGGTAAGACTTATCCAAGATAAAGAGGAGCAAGCGCGCATGGCTTTAGAACTGTCGTACACCCGCCAAATAGAAGACCTTCAAAAGCGGTTAGATACCGAAACCGACCTCACGCCAAAAGCCCGAAGCGCGCTAAACGAGACGATCCTTAACTTAGAAATGCAGAAGGATTTAGAGTTAGATAAGCTAAAAGAGGCGCAAGCCGAACGCGCGCTTGCGCTACAAAGAGAAGTAGAGGATAGCCGAATATCGATAATGGCAAGCGGTTACGAAAAACAGACCGCCGAGGTCAGCCAGCAGTATGAAAGGCAAATCGAGGCATATAAAAAAAGGTTAAAAGAGGATGTTTCGTTAACCGAGGAGCAACAGCGCCAGATTACCGAGCTGATTCTAAACGCTCAAAAAGCGCGTAGCGTAGCCTTAGCCCGCCTCGAAAACGAACAGCTTAACCAACGCGCCGACCTGCATCTATCGGCGGTAGAAAACGCCCTTAAAGAGACCCAAGACAAGATAGGCGAAGTGGTAGAGCGCAACCAGACAGGGTTAGAGCTTATCGACGTAGGGGCTACGCGTAAAAATCTGGAAGAGACAAATGCCGCTTTAGACGAGTACCTATCGGGGTTAGAATCTTATCTGCGGGAATACCAATCGGCAAGCGACGCCGTTTTAGCTACCATGCAAGAGGGTACTACGGAGTACGAAGCCGAACTGCAAAAGCGCGCCCGCGCCGAAGCGGACGTAACGCAAAAAATTAAAAACGCCCAGCGCGAGCAAGCTGTTAACACTAAAAAATCGGCGGACATACAGATCGAGGCTATGCAGGAGCTGTTCGGGAAAATCGCCGAGTACGCCAACGCCGCTGTAACGGCTATTAATGCCGTTATGGATACGTGGAACATGAGCCTGCAAATCCAATTAGACAGCCTTAACGAGAAAGCCGATATAGTAAATGAACGTTACGACGAGATTAAAAAGCAACGCGAGGAGGCAGTGAGCCATGTAGAGAGATTAGAGAACCAACTGCAAGAAGCCACAGGCGGAACAGCCGAAGCGCTAAAGGAACAGCTGCAAGACTCCATGCACGCCCGCGCCGAAGCCGAACGCGAGGAAAAGCGCATCACTAAAGAGAAGGAGCGGCTAGAGGCTGAAATCGCTAAAAAAGAGAAGCAGATGCGCCGTAACGATCTTGTCTCTAAGATAGCGCAAAGCGTAGCAAACACGGCATTAGGAATAACACAAGCGCTTACGCTTGGGTTACCTGGCATAGTGTTAGCCGGTATTGTTGGCGCAATGGGTGCGGCTCAAACAACTTTGATGTCTCAACAACTCACTAAATTAGCGGACGGAGGCGAAATCGAAGGTCCCTCCCACTCCGAAGGGGGCGTGCGCATACCTGGGACAAACTATGAAGTTGAAGGAGGTGAGTTTGTAGTGAACAAGCGGAGCTACGGGGCGAACGCAAACCTTGTAAATTTCATTAACGACACTCCGCGCACGATTACCGCCTCTGACCTTATTAACATAGTACCCGGAGGAGACGTGCCTGTAGCCGCAACCGACTCTAAACTATCAGGCGAAGATCGGTTATTAGAGGCGATTAAAGGTATTAACTTCAGACCGGTGGTGTCGGTAACCGACATCAACGAGGTTAACGCCGAAATGGTTGAGGTTAAAGAATTAGCGGGGTTTTAAAGTCAATTTTAAAAAACATCGTCTTTATAGCATGGAAAAAAAGATACCCATTTACGAAGCTCAGATTGAGGCGACCGATAACACAGGCATTTTCGCTATTTCGTTCGTGGATAGCCCCGCGACCGAAAGCAATTTTGTCGTTTTGCAAAAACAGCGCCCTGTTAAATTGTCGATAGACAAACAAAAACAGATGTTAACAGGCGCGGTTCTTATACCCGACCAGTTAGTTTACCGAAACGACCGATTAGGCGAGTATTACCTAAAATTTACCGCCTCTGAAATCGAGCGTGTAGCCCTGAAAATGATGCGCACAGGCGTAGCTCTAACAGCGACTACTCACCAACACAAAGAGCAGTTAGAAGGCAATTATCTGTCGGAGCTGTGGATAGTAAAAGACCCTAAAATAGACAAAGCCGTAGCTTTAGGTCTGGGGGAACTGCCCACAGGTACGCTGATAGCCTCCTACAAAATCGAAAACTCGGAGTATTGGCGCGACGAGGTTCTTACGGGGAACGTAAAGGGGTTCTCTTTAGAAGGATTGTTTAACTTTAATAGTGTTCAGATGAAAAAAGAGCAAAAAACTGCCGCAAAAGAGGCGGCAAAGAAAAAAGGCAAAGGGCTATTAGCGTGGTTTCAAAAGAACAAGGTCGCCCTTGAGGGCGAGACTCAAGAAGCCGCCGAAAACGTAGCCGAAGAAGCCGCAAAAGATGAAACAGACAGCGGTACTCCCTTCCTAATCTTCGAGCTTAGCGAAGGAGGCGAGGTCTGGGTGGACGAGGATGGGTTCTGCACCTTAGACGGGGGCGAGCAAATGCCCGCAGGCGAACACGCCCTCGCAGACGGGAACGTAATCGTTATAGACGAGGACGGAAACCTAGTTGTAACACAACCCGAAGCCGACGGGGCCGAACCTACGGAGGCTGAGGTAGCAATGGCAAAAAAGCGCGCAAAAGCGTTTCTGAAACATCAAAACCCGATGGCTCGGATAGCCAAGATGGAAAAAGAGATAGCTGAGCTTAAAAAACAGCCCAGCGTAGCAAAAGCCACGCCCGACGTGGACATAACCAAAGACTACAAAGATAAGAGAGGGAGCGACCGAGTAGCCGACTTCCTAAGAATCAAACTTGAAAACCAAAAAAAGTAATACCGAAATGGCAAATATGTACAACATTAACTCCCTGAGCTATACGCCTCGCGAAAACCCTGAGTGGTTTACAAGGGCTGCGTTCGGCGGACGATTGATAGAAAACGGTTACGTCCGTATAATGACGGGCGTTAAAGGAGATGAACTGCTAAGCATGATAGACCTCAATAACAAGGTCTTGCAAATTGACGGTCAAAACTGCGCTTGGACTCCTAACCAAATCGTCAAACTCTCGGAAAAGAGGGCGCGTGTCAAAACCTACAAAATCAACTTGGAGCAGTGCATAGACACGCTCGAACTAAAACGCACACAGCACATGCTAAAAGCGGGGGCGCACAACGACAGCCTGCCCGCCGAGCTGGAAGAAGCTACGCTACATATCCTGTCTATTGAACTTTCAAACGAAATCGAAGAGATGATAGTAGGCGGAGACGAAACTGCGAACCCAAACCACTTCGACGGCATAGAGAAAACGCTATTAGCCTCAGACCAAGCAACCAAGAGAGCTGGCTATCCTCTTGACCGAGATAACGTTTTAGAAGTGGTAGAAGAGGTTTACAACGCTTTTCCCGAAAACGTTCTACAAGCCGAAAACGGAGGCAACCTATACATAATGGGAAGCTACCGTACCCGCGGACTTATACGCGCCGCCTTAGCCAACCATATCAACACTACGGTAGCTCCCGCATGGACGGCGGACGACTCGGACAAAGTCAATCCACGTCTGTACTATCTGGGGGCTGAGTTTATTGCCGTCAAAGGCATAAGCGATAACACGCTTATAGGCTACGCCTCAAATAACGCTTTCTTGTTAACCGACCTTGAGGGCGACCTTGACCAAATCGAACTAGGGCAGTTCCCTAAACCCAACGACAGTAACGTATGGATTAAAGGACGTATGCGCTTAGGCTTTGTAATGCCTTTCGAGGACGAGGCGGTTATATGGTCTGAAAAAATCGACAGCGACCAAAACGCTGAAACGCGCGACGACTATTTGGGAGTGACGCCTAACTCGTTAGTGTTCGCCGCCAAAGGAGGTCAAAAAACTTTCTTAGTTATTACGAAAGAAGAAGTAGAGCCTACCGTCACAGCATCTTCGGGCGGAAGCCCGGCGAAAACCGTTGGAGCAGGCGCCTCTAATCCAACCGTAAGCGGATTTACCGTAACAAAAAGCGAGGAGAACTACATAGACGGGCTACGTGTTACTCTATTTACTGTAGAAGCCTCCTCGAACGAGGGAAGTCGAGACGCCCGCGTAGGCGAAGTTAAAATCAAACTGCCTAACGGCAACCGAACGGCGACCGTAACGCTAAACCAGCGTAACGAGGACGTGGAATCGGAGGAAAACGTAGAACCTGACGGGATTACCGTAATGCCGTAAGCGCCATCGCCTTTTTTCTAACGATTAAAAAATTATAAGAACATGGCAAAATGTAAATTATTAAATAGTTTAAATAGCGTGAATTGCGACTACTCCCTGTCTGGAGTCCGAGCAGTCTATTTAGCAAACTACTATCCTCCTGATTACGATACCGTCGGTTTTGAGGGACACATAGGATACTATGACAGGAACAAAGAGGTGCAGGAGATCATACTTCCGAGAGGTGAAATGTTCTTCGAAATTATAGGGACTGACGATTCCGCGTCCTTTTCAGACGCCTTGATAGAAGGGGGCGGAGGGGGCAAACACCGCCAACACGCCTTAAATCTTACCCTCAACCAATACGACACCGACCTACTTCAAGCGGGCGACGCTTTAAGTTTAGGCAGATTTATCGCTATCGTACAGGATTCGTCGGACAGGTGGATATTGTTAGGTCGCACGAACGGTCTTGCCGCTGTTGCGGGAGGCTTTGACTACAACAGCGGGGCAGCCGCAGGCGACGAGGCTGGCTGGAAAGTAGCGCTGCAAGGGGTCTCGTCTGAGATAGCTCCTTTAATCGATCCCCGATGGATTTACGGAGTCTTTTTAGATCAACTGATAGCGCGAACAAATGAGGCTAAGCCTTTAATCATGCCCTAACCTGTTATTTTCTCGAAAAGCGCGGACGACAAACTCCGTGCTTTTTTTTCCAAGCTATTATGGGAAACTTCAGAATACAAAACATAAAACCGCCTTGCCGCTACCTGACCGAAGGTTTAGACACTATCCTCCTCTTAGACTTAGAGGACTTCAACGGCTTCGGGTTCAAGGACCAGGGTTTGTACGATAGCTGCTTGGTTACGAAAATATTTAAGTCGGGTAGTCCCGCAGAAGTCGAAGCCTCAGAGTCGGCTAAATATTCGGCTACCTTGCAAAACGGAATTTATACCCATACTTTAGAGGCTTTTATAGATGACCTTTCGGCTGAAACCGCAGCAACATTACACTTAGCTACTAAGAGGCGGTACGTCGTGTTCTTCCGCGCCAAAAACTCCCTCTACTTTTCGTTCGCCTACGAAGCAGGGGCTAAGGTTACTTACACGAACCAGACCGCCGAAGGCGTAGGATCGTTATTTACCGTAGCGGCCGCTTCGATATATCCGCTTTTTGAAGTTTCGCGAGAAGCTTTTGCCTCTTTAACAGATGACGGAGGACTAATTCCCACCTAA